CTTTCTTCAAAGTCAGGTGCGCTAGTGTCAACTCCCTCAGGAATTGGATATGGACGCTCTCCCGTAGGAGGCTGGGGTTGTTGCGGAGAAGGTTGTTGAGCCCCCGTAGGAGCCGGCTGTTCCATAGCAGCTTGGGCAACGGCTTCAGCAGTAACTTGCTGATCGACCATTGCCTCGTGCTGCAACTCTTCAGACATTTGCAAGTCTTGAGCTGGATCAGACTCATACTTCTCTTCAATATCGATAGGCATAATTTAGTTTAGTACTGAGTTGATCTGATCAATGTCCTGTTGAGTAATTGGACGCCTCAAACCGCCCAGGTGTAGATGTGTTTCATGGTTAGGGTCACCGTCACCAGGACCGATTACTTCATCAAACAAACCAAGATTACGTACCACCTCTTTCAGGCGACCAGTAGTCTCAATGTCTTCTGAACGGCTACCACGAATAAGGGTAATATCAAAGGCTTCACCATAACCATGGTAGCTATTGTTTGCATGGACTCCCATAACGACACCACCAAAGTCGGGGTGTTCAGTTACTTTAAATCCAGCACTTGCAAAAGCATTACCAGCATCTTGGTACAACTTAGGATTGTCATCATAAGTCAATGCACCAGTAAACGATTTTTTAAATGGTGAACCTGCACGCATACCGCTAGGACGTTGGTATGCTTGTACGTTACCTGATGCAACATTAACAGCATTTAGCTTAGCTTGGTAGCTTGCAGTTGCATCGTTAATAACACGTTGCTGTTCAGATGTAAATGTAACACCTTGAAGAATTTCAGGTGCTTGGAATCTTTCTGGACGACCTGCTGCTTGAAATGCACGGTTGTAGATTTCATGCAGAGGTGCACCAGCAGACATACCTTGGAAGGCTCTCTCAAGCGGAGCAGGTTGGAAACCAGGTGTTCCGTAATTCTGAGCGATGTACTCCATACGTTCGGCTGTGATAAAAGAGTTAGGAATGTTAATTACCTCTTGCAGTCCAAGAGATTTAACCTGCTCTCTGAGTACTTTGTAATCACGTACTGCTTTCTCAGCAGCAGGTACATCACCAGACCGTTTCTCTAGGTAAGGGAACTCAACACGACCATTAGGAAGTGTTTTACGAGCATACGGCAAAGTATCAAATTGTCTGCTAGTTACCTGTTGTAGATAAATTGCTGTTTCATCATCAGCTGCTTTTGTCAAAGCTTCTTCAACAGTAAAGCCGTTCTGACCGTTACCGTAAATAAGCTTAGCCTTTTTTCTTATCTGCCCTTCCATGTGGCTAACAGCAATCTGTGCTCCAGGCGCAGCAGCTTTAGTTGTACCGAAAGTTGTCGTACCCTTAATAGCAGCAGTAGCGTTGCTAACAATTTTAGTAGCTTCTTTTGTATGGTACTGACCAACATTATCAGCGTAACGTTGTTTGATAACTTTAGCTTGATCTGCAGGCATAACAGCTTCTGCTGCATCAACATCCTGTTGCGTCAGCTGATCGTCAGGTTTAGACATGATCCGCTGTGCTTCGTTGTTGCGTTGTGCAGTTTCAATAGAAGCATACTTATTAAAATTATTGAGCTTTGAGCTGACTTCACCACCAGTTTGTTCAACAAACATACGCTGTGCTTCAGCAATGTTAGCTGCAGTAGGGTTGGCTGACACAGCACGTACCAGTTTTTCTTCTAGCTCTTCACGGGCTTGAGTTTCAATTTTATCGTTAGTAGCTTCCCATTGAACCTGATTCCTGTTACGGTCTTGAATAACCTTAGCGCGAATACCTACAGCTTGACCTTTACGGTTACTAAAGTGTTCACCAAAGGTTGTTTCTTTACCGTTAATAGTAAGGGGCAGTTGATCAATAACAGCCATATCCATGATAGGTTTGCCTGTTTTTGGATCAACAGCTGTCATAGCAGGTGTCAAATCTTTCCAAGTTTTTGCAGCATCAAAATTATTAAGGTCCTGAAGTTTAGCCCACACAGCTGGGAATTGTACTAGCAGATTTTCTGGCGATGAATTTTGAAAAATAGAAATGTTTTGACCACGATTTCGATTATTCTCTACTTCAATTTGTTCTTTCCTAAAAGTACCGATTAACCTAGCAATACTTGAATCAAAACGGTTTTCAACATCAGCAATCAGTTCACTAGGATAATCTGCATCCTTAAAATTTTTTCGAATAGCTTTAGCCATCCTATGTATAGCATCAACTTTATCCTCATATTCAAGAGGACGGCCGCCTGTCGCTGCTTCAGCCTTTTTAACTTCAGCTAACAGAAAATCTACCATGACGCCATCACGCAATGCTGCGTCAACTTCTGCAATACCAACCCGGAGCCCTTGGTTTCTATCTTTAGATTTAAGTTTAGCTACAGTTAAAGCGTCAGCGCCACCTGTTTCCTCTGCTTTTTGAACAGCAGCTAACTGCTCTGTACTTTTAGCAGCAGCGTCAGCTATGTAAAGTTTAAGGTTACTATGACCAGACTCTCTAGCTTTGTCTATAGCATCATCACGTTGCTCTTCTTTACGGTTTTGATCTATTTTTTGAGCAATTTCCATAGCCGATAGGCTGAAACTAGAAATACTTTTAAAGATTGCATTGCTAGCTTCAATATCTATAGCAGCTTGCCTAGATTCTTGCTGTGCTTGTAAGCGTAGACCTTCAAGTTGTTTACGTGAGTTTTCACTATCAATTTGATAGTTCTTTTCTTCCATCCGCCTGGTAGCGGCTTGGTCTTCTTTTTGCTGTGCAAGGGATCTCCGCCGCTCCGAGATCTCCATTTCTGCACGCTCTCGCATGTTACGGGCAGTGCGTTCACTGTCTTCCCGCATACGCTGGATGTTGCTCTGGTCAACCCGACGAGGGCTGTAACCACGAGCTTGTGCGGCTCTACGATACTGTGCCATTTTACAACTGCGATGCTATATTTGCACCAGAAGCAATGCCTTGCACAAGAGGTGCAAAAGTGCTTTGCTGCAACGGTGCTGGGATAAATGCTTCACTTGCTTCAATAGGTTCCACAAAAATACGTTCAGGTGCTTGGATAGGTGCAGGTAGATCAGGTAGACGATCAGGTCGAATCATCATAGCAGCCATAACATTTTGATCATCGATAAACTTACCGAGCGCGATGTCACGCATATTACGTTGAGACTGAAGCTGAGCACTGGTAAGGCTAGCTCGCATAACTGCAGAGTCTCTACCAGTCTGAGCCAAAGCACTTTGTACAGCTTTAGCCCTGGAGTTACCAGCTTGCAGTAGTGCTGCCTGCCCTTCATTTTTAAGCTGCTCTACTAGAAGACTTTCACGTTGGAAAGCATCTTCATTTAGAATTTCAGCAAGAGAGGCTTGCTCAGATTCACGAGCTTGCATAGCAGCCATACTGTTGTAAGTAAGTTGCTGCTGTGTATTCTCTACAGAAGCTTGGTACTGTTTAGCTGTTTGCAGGAAGTTGTAGTCCTGAATAGCTTGGTTGTACTGATAGTTTCTAACACTTGTCTGCCAATCATATGCTCGGTTGTTGTAATAATTAGCCTTATCAGCAGCAAAGACCTTTTTGTTATATTCGTTAGTTTTGTCAGCCTGTATTTTAGCTGCGTCTTTTTGTTCGTTGTAGTTTTGCTCCGCCCGTTTGTTGTTTTTCTTAGCTTGGTTGGATGCACTAATGCCACCAACAACAGTAGCAACAGCTGCAACGACACCAAAGATCTGCATCTCCAGACCAGAAACAGCAAGCTGTTGATCTAGGAGGTTTTCTTTTGGATTAAACATCAAGCCCTCCTATAGTACTTGGTAGAATAATTACCCTCCCACATCATCGACACCAACGACACAGGGTATGGAAAATCACTTGTCACTTTAAGTTCAAAATTAGTGTTACGTTGATGGATTGGTAAGGTAAATATCCGCTCCTGAACTACAGGATTGGTATCACCATCATAGGTACCAGCTTCTGCAGTGTGCTGTACTTCCCTCCATTCGTTAGAACCCGTAGGTTTTAGCTTGAATCGGATAGCACCAGTACGACCAGCAGAAAGCTTAACCCTTGCAACAGTTAAAGCTGCTGTGTAATCAGCACCACCCTCACGTTGCAGGAAAAATTTAGGTAATGTAGCTTCAAGGTTATAACCATAACCAACTACAATACCATCAGCATAAGTAGTAAAGTCACCCTTTACTTCAAAATAATGGAAGCCAGTTACAGGCTCAATACGCTCAATAGCTTTAGCCCAGTAACCTTGATCTGAGTCCAGCTCAGCATCAGTACCATCATCAGCCGTCGGCACTGTAAGGAGCATCACAGCGTCCTTATCGTCAATAGGGGTATAAGGTACGTAGATCTTAGTGATGTCGTTTGTAGAGTCATATACGACTGCCTCAGTGGACGGATTAGGTTTGACAGGACGGGTAGTCATATCAAGAGCAACATTACCAGTAAAACCGGTAGAGGTAGCTACTACATCTCCAGACGGAAGTTCATCCAACTCAATAGAGCCGATAGTATATTCATCTTCCTGCTGGGACACAATAGTCACAGCATCGTTAACAATACTTGCAGTTTGTATAGTACCAGGTAGTTCCCACTTCACCCATGCTTGGAAAAGATCCTCCTTACCGTTGTTGTAGAAACGATATAAATACAAGTATTCAGTATCTCTATCAACCAACATAACAACTGAGTTAGGTGGACTGGTAGTTAGATCGTCTACGGTATCAGGGATCCACTCAAGCACAGCTTTACTGATGTCAATAACAACAGGTGTCTGCTCAACGTCACGTAGAGCCATGGTGAACAACTTAGTGTAACCAGGTACCCTACTAACAAATGCAGTGGTAGTACCAATGTCTACAGGACGGATGTTAGTCGCCATCTCGTAGTTAGACAATGTACGGATAACTGCAGAAGTAGGTTTCAGAATACTAGCGTCAGTAGCATACACCTGGAACTGTTGGCGTTCACTAAACAGCAGTAGACCTTGCGGTGATGGTAAAACATCAAACAAGGTAACAGGACGCACACTAGATACGTTTAAATCGATAGGGTCTGAATCAACTTGAGTCAATGCAGATTTAGCAAAGAAGTTGTAGTTATCATTGGCAACACCAAAAATAACATTATCCTCAGCTAACACGCCAAACCTATTGCTGTAGAAAAATGTAGAGTTAATTTTTTTACCAATAAAAGATGGTTGTGGGTTAGTAACGTCATCACCAGTCAACCTGTTTTTATAGGCAATTGGACCAAACGTAAAGGTAGTGGTACCAGTGTTAGCCAGCTCATGTGGCATGGTAGCACTGTTAATACCAGGAGATACATCACGTGCAACGGTTTCTTGATAAAAACCAGGACCGTTGGTATTGTCGTATGCCTCAAACTTTACGTAGTAATCATCTTCTGCTGAATCACTGTTAAGGATTTGTACAGTATGACCATCAAAAGACTCCAACGGAAGTTTAGAGATATTAACAACACTATCTTGAAATACCTCAATGTTATCATTTAGAAGACCACCAGTACCTGCAATACTAAATGCTACTGGTGTACCGCCAGGGGTGCTGTAATCTGTTACTACACCATTCGATTCGTTTGTCCTACGAATTACCAGGCTGTTAGCATAACCTTCAAGATACCACTTACCATTAAAGTTAGCATTACTTGCAGTATGCTGGGCTTCGATCAATGCTTTGATAGCATCAATCATCTGATGGTTTGGGTGTGAACCTCCACCATCAAACTTCAACATATCATCAAAGGTAGTACTTGATTGAGGTGTAAACGTTGTAGTCACACCTTGGATACCGATTGAATACTGATTAGCATCCAGGGACACAAGTTTAATGGTAGCAATAGAATTAGCAACATACGTACCAGCTGCTTGCATAGCAGCGGAAACAGTTTTGTTGGTAATAATTGTCGTATCTTGGATACTACGGAAGTGGTAGTCATCCTGTTTGGTACCAGTAAGATAGCTAGTGCCGGTATTAGTTACGGTACAAAAGGTACCTTCCAAAGCTGTCCACACAAAAATATCAGTACCTTTAATAGCACCAATATAAGAGCCAGCTGCACCACGGTCAATAAAAAACCATGCTGCACCTGCCAGCTCAGACTTGCTAAATGCAGTACCATTAGCCTTCTTTAGCACGTTAATGTGCTTCATGCCAGGACGCTTCAGCAGACCAAAAGTAGGATCAGGGTAACCATTAACACACTCAGTTAGTTGGTTAAGTAGTTTCTTGTTGTCAGTTTGGCGGGATACACCACCAAGAAAATTAGGGATCTGTTGTGTTACTGCTGGCATTAGCGTTGCAAGGTATGGAACGGTTTATAGCTATTGTAATAGTTCTCTCCCTGAGGCTCGCCAAAGTAGGAGAAGTCACCCTGATTACACTCATATTCCATAGCCATAGCCCGTGCAAATGCTTCTTTCTGTTGCAGCATCTGGTACTGGTTAGGATCACCCATAGTACGGCTAGAGAAAATAGCTGCAGCACGTGCTACGATAAATGCTTGGATAGGATCAGGAATATATTCCCATTCAAAATACCACAGGATGTCAGCATGAACTTCAGAGTCAGTCCACTTGTAGGTATGTTTGATACGGTCGTAGAGTTTACCTCCACGGTTAACGCTGTCGAACTGACGATTGTTAAACCTCTTAGATGAGATGTTTAGATCTACCTGAAGCATGTCATTAGGAATCAGGATTTCGTTGTCCGAGTTAGGGGTAAGTGTATAGTCAAATTCTTTATTGAAAGTCCATCCTTCGCTCTGTACTTCACGCGACACCTCTCTCAAGGTGTTGAGTG